GTTTAGGGGCAGTTCCACCAGTTCAAAATCTGTGCGATACTGCATGCTCTCTATAGTGACCACGCCATCATTGGGTTCTTGTATCCAAGGGCTTGCTCCACGTGTGGTCACAACCTGTGTCCAACATGGTGGTGCTGGTAACCGTTTGGCATCTGCCATGGGGCGACTCATTGGCCCAATGTCTTTCATGAGTCTATTGAACGGCAGGAAGTAACGTGCAAAGTCTGCTTGTTTGCTGCCACCATAGGGTGTGCTCAAACTCACACCGCCCACAGTTGTGTCTTTATAATAATTGGCCAAGTGTAATGCATAGATACCGCCCAGGCTGTGGCTCACAAAGAACAGTCGATCCTCATCATCCAGTTGCCCTTTCATCTCTGCTAGGTTGTGATCAAATCCTGCTTCACTGTTGTATTCCAACGCCGTGTCAGGCTCTTCTGTGTGATCACGCACAAACTGTCTGATGTGTGTGAAACTTTCTGCTGTGGCTGACGCACCGTGTATGTAAACTATCATTCAAAATATTAGAATGGGTTCAGTGCTGAACTAGTTACACCATTGTTATTGGTAACTGTGCGTGTGTAAGACGAACTATCAACCAAGAAATTAGCACCGCTGACTGTGTTCAACAATAACTGCGTTTGTCCCGCGGTAATAGCCGATATATTTGTACCTGCACTTTGTGTGTCTGTCAACGGTGCTGTTGGCGGAGTAAATGCTCCGGTATATACTGCTGTGCCTTTGACATAACGAAAGTTGCTGATGTAGCCATCAAATGCTTCACCTGCACTACCGGCACTTTTTATACCCAGGTAAAGTTGTGTACTGGTTAGTCCTGTCTTACTAAATGTTCCAATACTGGTTCCATTTAGATAAGCAGTGAAGTTTGTGGTGCCGTTTCTGACCAAAGCAATATGATACCAAGTGTTTGCTGCCACTGTACCAGCAATGAGCAAAAATGCTCCACTGGTTGAAATAGAGATACTAGTACCAGAAACACTAACATCAATACCATCTGCTCCAATTGTGTTGGTACGAGTTTGTAACATACCACCACCATTGGTACTTTCAGGTGTGCGGAACCACCACTCATATGTTATACTGTCTGTGCTGGGTGCAGTGACCGTGGTTGAAAGATTTGTAACGCTTGCACTTGTAAACTCAGCACTACCAGAAGTAACTACAGGTGCAGGTGGTGCTATGAACTGTTCTGTAAAATTACCCGTGCCTGCTTGTGCTGATGTTTGCCCACCTATTTCTAGTGCTGTGTAGTTTGATCCAGTTACAGTGATATAGTTGCCCACACCCACATAAATTTGTTTGGCTTCGTTTGCTCCAATTTCTGGAGGTCCCGAATAGATGTTTCCTACCGCTGGTTCACTGCCCAACGCAGTTGCATACACTTGATAAGTTACTGCGGTGTTTCCAGTACTGATACTGCATTTGTCAGTGTACCAGATTGCATTTGAAAGAGAAGTGTATACGTTTGCCATACTGTATCTTACAAGCTGTTGCCAGCTCTAAGAATTAGCCGTTGCCTACGCCATTATCGCCAGCGGTGGCAGAGCTTGCTGTGCCAAGTTCTTGAATAGTAACGTTGCCACCCACCACAGTGAGTTTGTTGCCCACACCAACATAGATGTCTTGACGACTGTTTGACGGAACTGCCACAGCATTGCTGTAGATGTTGCCCACTGCTGTGCCTGCATTGGCCCAGTTGCCAGTGGCTGGATTCTGGTATGTGAGTTGAACTGCTTCAATCTGGAATGTCACGGTGTTTGAACCAGTGCTGATGCGGGCCTTGTCTGTGAGCCAGACCTGAGCTGATGCACTTGTGTATACATTTGCTTGAGGCATTATTTGCTACCTTCGGGTGGTTGACTTACCACAGGCTGATACAGGTGTGCTGCTTGATACATCACACCAGGAATTTCCACAGGAGTTTGCTTGACCGTGGCAGGTGTAAACGGCGGTGGAACAAAACCACTGGCTTCGTTACGTGCATGTTGAGCTTGAATTTCTGTGTAGGGTTTCATCATGATATTATCCTTTGTAGGCTTTCCACTGATTGGTCAATGTAAAAATGCTTTCGTCAATGTCTTTTTTCTTGATTGCATTGGTTCCAGGAATCTTGTCACCAATTTTGACATTGTCGTCTGCCAGGCCTTTGGTGAACAAGTTGCCGCCTTCATCGGTTTTTTCTTCTTCAACTGCTTTTTTCTTGACGCCGGCCATTTCCATCATTCTAGCAATGGGATCTTGTTCGTTCATGTCATTGTACCAGTCATCGGTGCCGTATGCTTCAGATTCAGCTTCATCAGGATCCATGCCGCCTGCTTTTAGGTCATGATAATGATCCAGTCGTTCTGCGTCACTTGGTCCTTGACCTTCGTTGGTGTACTGGCGCTCTTCTTGGCTGGCAATCACAGGAACTGTGGTTTGTCCAGTTGACTTGGGCTTGTTGAGACCACCTGAGTATTCAAAGTTGTCTTGTGCTGTTTCAGTATTGGTTGGATAATCAGGACTGTTTTGAGCCACAGAATTATCACCGTAGCTTTCGTCCACAGCATCGCAACCACAATTGGCGCTGCCACATACACTGCATGTTTCTTGTGCTGCGCCACCAAGTCCTGCGCTCTTCAACAACTGAGCCAGCTGTGTGGCATCTTCATCGGTTGCTGTGACTGTTAGACTGCGTGTTGGACCATTGGCATCGTTGTTCATGCTCATGTTGATGCTCATGCTTTCAGCAATCATGTCTTCAACTTCGCGATTCATGCTGTCATAGATGCCTTTGCCAAATGTGAATCCACCAGCACCTTTGGCGGCCTTGGGTGCTGCTGTACTTGTGGCCACTGAACCACTAGTGGTTGACTCTTCAACATCTTCTTCTTTGTTTTTCTTGCCTTCAGGTTTTTTCTTTTCAGGCAGACCCTTGTGCTTGGTTGCGGCAAAGTCTTCTGCGTCTTTTTTGCCCATTGACTTGGCTACCTTGGCAACTGCTCCACTGGCAGGTTTTTCACCCTTTTGTGTGGCGTGTACCATGCCCATAAAGCGTTGTTGTTTTTTGCTTACTGCTTTTTCAGCAATAGGTTGTTCTTCGTCACGTTCTGCATGCTGTGTCAGCATGTAGTCTCTGGCAGTGTCAATGTACTCTTTGGCCAGAGTGATTTTTTTCTGAACCCATTCAGGCAAGTTTTCATCGTCACGCAAGATACTGTGCAGTTCTTTGGCTGCACTCATAATGGTATGCATCTGTTCTTTGGCCATGTCGCCTTCTTGATCGTATTCGCCTTGATTTTTTGGATCCAGATCGTCCTCACCCACCATCTTGTGCTTGGTCACAGCACCCTTGTGCTTGGGCAATTTGATATCTTTACCTGTGACACCAAAAGCACTAAAATCAGGCTTCATAACTTGACCTGTGTCGCTGTCAGCATTTCTCTTGGGACGGCCACGACCACGTGTGGCTTGACCAGCGGCCACTGCGGCTTTTTTCTTGGCAGCCAGGGCCTTGGCATCATCTTTGTCGCCATCATATTCAGTACCGTAGGTGCCTTTGTGAATACGGCTGGCAGATTTTTGTGCTTCAGGTTCTCTGCGACTTTTGTAGTCAAACGCATTACCAGTGCTGGCTTCTTCCATTTCCTGATCACGACCACGGCCGCCACCTAGTGCTTTCTTCATTGCTTCGGCAGCAACGTCGCCTAGCATTTCGTCAACTTCTTTCTTGGCGCCAGCAATCTTGTCAGCAAAAGTAATTTTGTCTGTGGGAGGAGCCAGTGCAGCAAAACTTTTTTGTTTGGCTGGACTCATTGCTTCCATGTACCTAGGTTCTTTGGCTCCTGGTTGCCGCGGTTGCCGCATTGCAGCGCCAGAACTTTTTTGCAGTCGATCCAGTAATTCGTCATCACCGGGTGCCAGCACATCAGCAACTTTTTTTGCACTACGAGCCACGCGGTCCATGACACCTGGCTTCCGGCCAATCTTGTCAAAGTCTGGATTCAACGCCATAGCGTCTTGGCTGTGAGCGCCTTCGTCTACTTCGGTGTTGTCATACTTGTCGTACTTGGCGCGGACCGGGTCAAGAGCCTTGCCTTCACGGCCAGCCTTGGCCAAGGCTTCCATGCCTTCTTTGCCGTATTTTTCGTAGCCCTTGGCAGCACGGCTCATGTCACGCTCATTCAATTGCTTGTGTGTGACTTCAGGTGTGGCACGGATGC